ATTTGCACTATTAACATAATCGCTTGCTTTCTGTCGTAAATCACTCTCAATACCTTTGTATGTTTTACCATCAAGTTTTTGACCAGAAAACTTCCCAAACACGATGTTGTTTAGAGTTTCACTAACTTTTTGTCGTTGATTGGCATCTAATCCTTTGGCTTTACTCAAAGAACTAAGAATATCGCTTGTTGTTGCAAAATCTAAGTCAAATGATATTTTAGACAGAACATCATCATATTTATCAGATACTGTTTTTGAAGCATATTCGATTGCATCTCTACCAATTACATCAGCAGGAAGACTTAATTTGTCTTGTTTTGTTGGGTCACTTGCTTTAGCCAATGCTTTGTTAATTGTACTTTTGTTAAAATCAAACAATACACGCTGTTTTGCATTTTGAATGCTTTGACCAACTAAAGGAATATTCTCAGCAAATTCCTCAAGTGTCTTAAATTGACCACCAAGGGTTTGACCTGTTGTTGGTGTGATTCCCAGATCACGCATGGTCTTTTCTGCTTTAGAGACTAATGGGTTAAGCACACGACCCGCACCCGCAACTACTTTTTCACCAATAGGGCCAGTAACTGCACCTAAAGCAACTTGCTCAGTCTTTTGCTCACCAAATGTTCCTTCGCCAACTACAGGTTGCATAGCACCGCCAACAGCACCACCAGCGGCTGCTTGACCAACATTAGACAAACCTCTAGCTCTCGCTAATTGAGCTACACGAGCCGCAGGGACAAGACTAGCAGGATTAAGAATATTACCGCCCAAACGAGCTACATCGAATCCAGATTCTCCTGCTTTTGCACGTTGTGCTTGATAGCTTTGCTCTTCGGCTTTAGCCATCTCATCTACACGTTGTGCTTCTCTGTAAAGCAACTCACTCAATGAATTAGGCTTAGTTCCACCTAAACTGGCTACTGCACCTAAAGCACGAGGAATCATCTGTGCGCCTGCGGTGATTGGGTCTTTTAAACCCATTAGGAAGCCAGATGAAGGAGCTTTTGCTTCTGGTTGAGTCTGTTCAGGTTGCAAAGAACTCTTGATTCTTGCCAACGCATCATCTTGACTCAAGCCATCAGGCAACTCATAAGACACACCTTTGTATTCATAAATGGTAGCCATGATTATTTGTCCTTCAGCTTGATTGGGTTTTGTGGCGAACCTAGAGGCGCATTCATTGGTGTTGTTGGCAATGCTTCGCCTGCTTTACTAGATGCTTGCTTTTGAAGACGCTCGATATTCTTTTGAACTTTCTTTTCTGCGCTAACTAAAATACGCTTCATAGATTCAGGCTCAAGACGTTGATTTCCAGCAACAACGTTTTGCAGGTATTTAAGTTCTTCATTAGAGTCATTGCCACCAAACTGCTGCAATCTTGGAATAACAATCTCACCAATGTTAGCCATAAATACTTCTGTGTTTTCGAGTTTCTTTTGGTTGCCGATTGAACCAAGCGAAAATTTAGTGGCTGCTGCTTGTTCAGGGCCAAAAGCACCCGCATAAATTCCTTTGTTCAACAATAAAAGTGCGTCTTTATATGCAGTTTCCAATGAAAATTGATTTTCAATATTTGCTACATTTGTGCCAATTATTTCGCTTGCCTTTTTACCTGCCGCACCAGTATCTAAATTGATGCCACCGATAGTGACATTACCAGTTCCTTTGCCTGCGCCTTCAACCTTTTTAGTTGCGTATTCAAGCATACGTTTTTGGAAAGGTTCAGTGCCTGGTGTCAAACCTGCATCAATCAATGTTTTGGCAAACTCAGAGTATTTCTGTGTATCAGGGCCTTTATAGATTTCTGCACCAGTAGTTGTGTCCACTAAAGCGTTACCAACAACAACAGTCCTCTTAGACTTATCATCTAACTTATCTAGTTCAGCAAGTTGTGTTGTAAGTATGCGACTTGCACGAGTATTTTCTGGCGTAGACTCTTGCATTCGAAGTTGGTCAAGTTGATCTGTAATCCGAGCTTTCTCATTAGCAATCACAATTTCTTTAGGGACTGTTTGTTGACGCTCACGAGTAGCTTGAGCCAAAGACGCCTGACCTGCCGCCAAACGCTGTTGTGTTTGAGCCATCTCACTCTGTGCTTGACGAGCATACTGAGCCAAAGCCATAGCACCTTGTTGGTCTCCAGCTTGTGCCAACATCTGAGCACCTTTTAGGATGGACTCAGGATCAGTTTGGTCTATCTGTTTAGCAATAGTATTTCTAGCACTGATTAACTGTAACTGTGGGTCTTGAACACCCATAGCACCACCAATAGCGTTACCAAGACCTCTAGCACCTGCATAGGTCATTGCCGCACCACGGGATGCAGGGTCTAGTTGAGCAAGGGTGATACCTTCTTGCAAAGCACTTCTACGTTGTTGCTCACCATACATATCTGGTGTTAGTCCAAACAAACCTGCCACAATATTTTCTGCCATGATGATTCCTTAACCAAATAAGCTATATATAGCGTTGCCAGCGGCAGTGCCAAATGCGGGAGAAGAACCCAAACCGCCTAATAATGTTGAATAGGGGTTAGTTGTTGCTGCATTACCAGTAGCCAATCGAGTACTGAACTCAGCACCCGACAATCCTAAACGACCCACATTAGCACCCGCTGTAGCCGCTTGTTGACCAAGAGCCGCACCCATTGTCAAAGGTTGTTGTGCCAAGGCTTCCAAGTTCTGAACTTGTCCCATAGCCGTGTTGTAAGGCGCATAAGCCGCCTGTTGACCCGAATAATACTGACCCATAAGTCCCGCAGCTTGATTAAATAGTCCAGAACCAAAGCCAATTCTTTGTTGCTCTAATGCTTGCTGTCTAGCCAAGGTATCCATGCCAAACTGTTGACCTTGCATTCCAAGTTGCTGACCTGTACCGACTAAACCCGCACCAAACTGAACTTGTTGTTGTCCCGCTTGTTGAGCATTAGCCGCCAACTGAGCCTCTTGAGTAGCCCTAGCGTTATACAAAGCCTGTAGTTCAGGAGTAGTAGCACCTAAAGTACCACCTTGTGCTACAGATAAACCGCCACGACCTTGTTGTTGGAGTCTGTTTTGCAGATTAGCCAACTCTAACTCTCTGCCTGGTTGCAATAAAGCCATCTGTTGATTTAGATAGTTTTGAGCAACTTCTTGAGGAGACTGAGCAATGTACTGACTTCCAAGAGAAGTAAGCATTTTGCTTTCTGGAGACTGAGCAAGATATTGAGAAGCAATTTGAGCCAAACGTGGATCAGTTTGAGCATCTAAATAGCCTTGACCTAACGTAGCAAGACTTTCTGCGCCTCTTAACGCTGGTTTAAATTGCTCTTGCGCACTTTCAGCTTGCTGTAAACCTTGTTCAGCCAAAGCAATAAATCTATCTTGAGCATTTTTAGCTTGTGGGTCTAAAGTATATCCTGCGCTAATCAACTGACCAGTTACAGGATCAACTTGGAATTGTGAACTTCCAAATCGAGTTGTCATTCCTACAGGTCTAAACTGAGCCGCTTGTTTAGCAAGAGTAGTCTCCCTGTCAATCATGGCTTGCGCTCTTTGAGCTGCTTCACGAGATGTTTGTTGTTGGAGAAGACCCGCACTAGTATTCAGTCCACCTGATAACAAAGCAGCAATTTGAGACGCTGTAAGACCTGATGTTGGTATTGTTGTAGGAAGAGTTGTCAATGCACCAGTTCCTAATGTTCTCGTACCAACACCAGTTGTTAAACCACCAGTAACACCTGTTCCTGCTCCCGTCCCCAATAAAGTTGTACCAAGACCAGAACCTGCAAGAACTCCAGTTCCTGTCAAAGCACCCGCTGTTGTGCCAAGCAAAGTAGTGCCAAGACCAGAACCCGCTAAAACACCAGTTGCTGTTAATCCTGTCCCAGCAGTAATTCCTGCGCCTGTTCCTGCCGCACCTAAACCTGCACCAGCAGTGGTGAGTCCCGTTCCGACACCAGTACCAAGACCCGCTACAGTAGTTGCACCACCTAAACCAGTAGCACCAGCCGTTGTAATTCCTGTACCTGTACCCATCCCCGCAACAGTACTAGCACCACCAAGCAATCCTGTACTTGCTGTTGCACCTGTTAAAGTCCCTGCCGCTAATCCACTAAGTTGTTCACCAAGCGTCAAAGCACCCGTTGTTCCACCAGTACCCCCAAGAGACAAATCTAATTGAGATAACTCAGATAATGTCAATCCTGTACTGCCAATAGTGCCTGTTCCACTACCACCTGTTAAGTTTGTTAATGTAGGAGTAAGAGCACCAGTAGTTAAAGCCGTTGCAAGTTGTGTAGCACCCGCAGTACCACCCGCACCACCTAAAGCCAAATCAAGTTGAGCCAACTCAGCCATTGTTAGACCAGTAGAGCCAACAGTAGCCGCAGTTCCTGCACTGCTAAATAATCCACTAGCACCAGCAGTAGCTCCTAAGATAGCCGCTTGAACAACTGGGTCTTTCAGAGCATCTACAATGCCGCCAAAGAATGATAGGTCTTTTTTAGTCTCAACTGTATTGATAAAGTCACCAGTAGCACTGTAAATCTGTATTGGTGTTCCAACAGGAGCTTTGTAGTTAGGATCGCCTGTAGTCTTAGATGTGAAAACAGTCTCAAGCGCACCAACTTGATTATCTTCACCAGACTGAATATATTGGTATTGAGGCGTAACAACAGTATCGCCTAGTGTTACGGACATACCAGGAGCAACAGTAGCACCCACACGTGCCGCAACCGCACCCTCATCCAAGCCAACAGCTTGAGCCATTTGAGCAGGAGAAACCTTGTATTGCTCCATAGCTCCAACGATCTGGGCATCACTCATACCTGGATTAGCAAGCAGAAAATCTACAATTTGTGCGCTAGTTACAGGTGCAGGTGCAGGAGCAGGTGCAACTACAGGAGCAGGAGCAGGAGTTGGCGCAACTACTGGCGCAGGTGCAGCTTGTGACCAGTTGTATGCGTTTAATGCTCTGTATTGTTCATCTCGCAAAGCTGCCGCAGCCTCCCAACTACCAGTAAGTTGGAACAACTCTTCACTACTCATTACTTTTGGTGCAGCCATGATTACTCCTTATTGTGGCTCAACAGGCCAAGTAATTGTCCAAGGGAAACCACTTTGCAAAGGAACATCTCTCAATGCTTGGCAGTAGTCTTTCCACTCTTGTGATGGAGTCATATCGCTACGAAATCTCCAATCAGTTGCTGACAGTTTATCATCACGGGTCTGACGAACACTCTTAGCCTGTTCAGCATCCTTCTGAGCCTTGTAAGCAGTCTCTTGTTCAACAGCAGATGTGACATTGCCCGCCTCATCTGTAGTATCTACAAAGACAGGGCCAAGGATATACTTTGTGTACCACTTACCATCAATCTGCTCAACACCAGAGGCTTGTGAGTATTGATAAACAGTACCACCAGTTGCTTGTGGGCCTTCAAAGACTACATCAGCACCCAAAGCCTCTAAGACTTCGGTTGTTGTTGTTTCCCATGATGGGCCACCATTGGCTTTTGTGTATGCACGAAATTCTGCTTCGTACATTACTTGACCATTATTTGTTCTGATTTGCATTTTGATTACCTCAAGCAATTGCTAAAAAGATGAATGTTCCACCACTTGCATTGATGGCGGCTGGCGCAGTTGAACTAATCTCAAACCCTGCGCTATATGTGTCAATGTAGTCGGTGTTTGTAACTTCAGCGGCTGTGCTGTTCAAGAGCAAATATGGGTCATTGCCAGCAACAATTCCTCGTGCTGAGTCCCATACGTACCAGTCACCAGTTGAGTCTGTGCGCTTGATTAGAACGAAACGGCTACCCGCTGTGAAGCCACAATCAATTTGTTTTGTAGTGGCTGTGCCTGTGTATGAGCCTACTTTGGAAACACCAGCACAAGTAGCAAATAGGTAGGCGACATAAGTTCCACCAGAAGTGTTAACTACACCACTTATACCAACAGTAAATTCAGTAGAAGTTGGGCTTGTGTTGTTCCAAGCATTGGGGAAAGTTAGTTGGGCAATATCCAAGTTAGGCGCAAGTAATACAGTATTTCCAAGAGGTTGAACATAGGCAACCCAATCAG